TCTGCAGTTCCTTTTCACGCTGCTGCACGATAGGATCTTTCTGCATCTTGGCATCTTGTTGCGCCTTGGCTTGTGCTTGCTTTTTGCCAAGCATCTGATCGGCAGCTTCTGAAACAAGACCACTGAGCCTTTTTTCGATGTCCGCCGGAAGAGGCTGGTTTGTTGGCGGTAGCTCAAACCCAAGTTCTTCTTCGATCTGAGACCGGAAGATAAATGCAAGGTGTTCTCTGATATGAGCATCAAGAGCAGCAGACATTGGCCCACCCATCTTGTTGTTTTGCATCTGCTCTTTGATCTGTGGATCGTTCTTCAGGACCATATGAACCTTCATGTGCGCTTCATGGTCTTGATACTCAAATGCTTTGACAGGCTTCATAGTCAAGAGATCTTCGTTTTCACTGACCGGATCTGTTGGTACAATCTCGTCAGGCATCGGTACAATCTTGTCTGCGTTCGGAATACCAATGAGCTCCATCATCTGCCTGTGGAGTAGTGGCATGTCGTACAGGCCAGGAGACTGCTGTGCCAGTTGCATTGCAGCTTGGTACTGCATAATGCGCTGGGACATCGTGCTGGCGTTCGGGTCAGATACGGGGATTACATCTACGCGATCATCAAAGTCTGCTGCTTTGATTTCTTCGCCTTCTTCTGTTTCGTATGGATACGCAGGAGATGTGTAGTCCCGAATAATCCCTGCTAGGATTTTGTACTCTTGTTTCAGGCTGGCGTGAATCCTTGCTTGGATTGCCGACTGAACCTTCATTGCTCGCTCCATAATTGCGAGCGTAGTTCCGACCGGAGCGTTTTGGTTCATGTCTGCGACCTTCATATCGGCCATAGACGCAAACCGTCTGCCTTCATCTACGATGTTGCCAAGCAACTGATAGAGAACCGAAGAAGGTTCTTTGTATGGCAAAAACGTGATGTTGTCGCGGATCACACCACCGGGCACATCTACATCCCTGAACTCACCGGGCATGATTGGTGTGTCGTCGCCCTTGATCCGTAGCCCACGAGTTTTCAGCCCCCCGGGCAAGTTCGACAGTGTTCCGGCATCAACTAACTGTCTTAGCAAACTCGTCGCAGATTTGGCTAGTCCACCGATCATGTGAATTAAGCCAAGGTTGTAGAACCCAATACCAGGAACATATCCGTAATGCACGAAGTGTTGTTTCTTCAACCTGTTCGGATCGTCTTCTTCCCAGTTCCGATAGATAGACAGAACTGTTGAGCTCGCTTTGTCTATCGTAATTACATACGGCAGCGCGACCCCGTCATCGTCCTCAAAACCCGGCAAGTCCAAGACGCAGTGCATTTCGAGCAGTTGGTGTCTTTCGCTATCCTCCCACGAAGGGCGGACACCACCGATTTCATTATACTTCTCAGTAATTGGATTGTCTTCAACATGAGATGTCTGTAGTTCTACGTCCCGGTAAAAGCCATTGACTTGCAGCTTCCTGACTTGGTTGCTGCTACGATTCATAACATGGGTGTAGCGTTCTGCTTGATCGAGGTCAGACTCGTGGTATGCAACCACAAAATCCTCTGCAGGCACAAACATCGAGGTCGGCCTGCCCAGTGATGGATCAAAGTAGATCTTTCTAAACGCACTACCTGCTAACGGCAGGCTAAACAAAAGCTTCTCAGTTTCAGACCGATACTCAGTCATCACCTCAAGAAGCTGATAGTTCATGTATTCTTGAACACGATGCGCCTGTTTAATGCGGTCATCTGTAACCACGCCCCAGCACTGAGTCCGAACCGGACCCTTAGCAGGCATAATTTCTTGAATTGTTTGACTCTGGAATCTAACGACTGCTTCAGACAGCATCGGATGGAACACACCACAGGCTCCTGCCCAGGGTGTGGTCCGGTCTTCCATCTCTAGACCCAGCTGATCGAGTCCTTGTTTGTACGTTTCTTCCCACTCTGATCGGCTTGTTTTGTCAGATTCAAACTTAGACACACAATCGTTAGCGAGCTCGTTCAGGTCTTGGTCATCAACAAATTCAGCAAGGTTTGAATCAAACTGATCCTGACTAGACAAAAGTTCTGCCATAGGATCAAAATCAACAAGCACTCCGCCGTCATCTAATTCTGTGACCAATGACTCGCCAAGACTGTCTTCTTCTTCTGCGATGAGAAGTCCGTCTGGTCCCATCTCGAAGTCGTCTTGACTAAGCAGGCCATTTAGGGGCTTATCTATAGCCATGCACTATCTCTTCGCAAGCTTGCTTGTTTCGTGAACGATCTAGAACACAATGACGACAAACTCATAATAAGTCAATAATAGTCAGCCTTACGCATAGGCAATAATTCGTCCATCGGGTAATCAGATTTCATCTGAATAAACCCACCTTGCCTAAACCGCATAAGAGCTTGTGTAGAAGAATCAACTAAGTCGTCATGGTCGCCAAATGGAAACGATGCAAATTGTTCCATAACCTCTTCAGCCCATCGGGTTTTTGGCGCATAGACATGACCACTAAAAAACAAATCTGATACGGCATTAACCCGAGCAACTTTATCTCTACCTCTGCTGGGGGTGTATTCAGATACAGGAATACCAATTCTTCGTAACTCAAAAATCAGTGGTGTTCCTGCAGCTTTGGCTTCTACGATAAACGCATCGGGTTCATACTCCTGATACATGTCGTAGGCACGTTTTTTAAGATCAGGAAACTCTAGCCGTTCTTGTAACGCATCGAGCAAAATAATACGTGCTTCACCATCCTCGGTGTAGAACACGCCCCATGTAGTGCATGCGCTATAGTCTGCGGTTTCTTTTGCCAGAAACGCAGTGTCCCACGACTGGATAATAAAATCACACGCTGGCGGATCTCTTTGAGTCCACTCTTTCCACCACTCGCGTTTAATGATTGCGGATTCTTCTGACGTTGGATTCTGCTGATACTGAGCACTCCACTTGCTAACAGGAAGCTCTGCCTTGAGCGATTCCAGCTGATCTATCGGCCAGAATCCAGGCCATAGCGGTTTGCCACTCGGAAGAATTGCTGGCAGCTCGATAACTTCCCATTCATCACTTCCGCCTCGTTCGATAGAGGCTTTAATGATATTGCCAGTCAAATCCTTTTTGGACCATCTAGTCATTACCAAACAAATAGCACCACCAGGCTGTAATCTCTGACGAGGACCAGATGTGTACCACTCGTAGGTCTTGTTGTAGACCGCAGGATCGTTGAGTGCGGCTTCCTGCTCTGAGTGCGGGTCATCAACAATTAAGATATCGGCACCCTTACCCGTAACGGCACCACCCACACCAATCGCGAAGTAATCACCCCCTTTATTGGTATTCCAACGCCCAGCAGCCTTGGAGTCTGTGCTTAATGCAACATCAGGAAAAATAGCTTCATAGTCTTTTGATCCGACCAAGTTACGTACCTTACGACCAAAGCCCACGGCTAGTTCTGCGGTATGCGCTGTTTGGATAACTTTTTTGTTAGGAAATTTGCCTAAGTACCATGCAGGAAACAGATGGGACGCAAACTCAGACTTTGTGTGCCTGGGAGGCATGTTGATGATTAAGCGTTTGAGCTCACCGCTGGCAATACGATTAAACGCATCAGCCATAACTCTGTGGTGGTTGCCTTCAATAAACGCAGGCCAAACTTGTTTTACAAAGTCTAGGAAGTCCTCATGGGCTGCAACACGCCCCCGGGCACTAGTCAATTCGTTGAGTAGCGCAAGAATCTCTACCTTCTCTTCAGGAGGCAAAGTATCGAGTCGCTCTGTAATTGTGGCAATATCCATTTTCAAAAACTACGAAAATTTTTTTGCTGACAAAAGAGGGGGGCTCTTTTCTGGTAAATCACTGGGGGCGGGGTACCCCCCTAAAGCCTCGACCTTTTTCACCCCCTTTCTATAGTACTAGATAGAACTAGACTAGTCTAGTACTATTCTAAAACTGTAGATAACTAAGACTAGATAGAATCTAGATGTACCACGAAAACGAAGACGATACTTACGAGAACGTTCTCGAAAAATTCAGAATAACCGAGGAAGAAGAAAGCGTTATTCGTGAAGCAGTAGAGTCGTATAGAGTTCACAGGTTCAAGAACAGAGTTGTTCGAGGAACGTCTGGAGCCAAGTACTCGTCAGATACAGCATCGATTCAGAGATACCTAGAACTCTTTCCAGAACACCTAGAGCTCTATGGCAAAAACAAACTACAAGTCAAAGGAAAGTCTCCCGCTGATATTCTAGACGAATACTTTATTAGCAGAGAGGAGCATACTGACTGTAAGCGTTGGTACAACTTAGCTAGATGTGTTATTGCAATAGGGGAACACGAAGTAAGTTTCATGGAAGACCTCTAGAACGCGCAAAACCGTCTTATATGTGTCGGTCTGGGCCTCGATTTTTCTTGGGGGGGGCGGGGTACGGGGGTTCGGTATCTGTTCGGTTTTGGACTTTCGGTTTCTGTTCGGTTGACAATCGGTCACAATCGCAGTACTCGGGTTTCGGTTTCTGTTCGGTTGACAATTCGACGGCTTCGTGCTACCAGACCGCCGAAATCAATTCGGCCCAAACTCTTGACAATGTGGTCCGATTGTGCTAGGGAATGCGCTTACATTCTGTTACAATTCTGTTACAATTGACTCTTGACTATTTAGCGCACCTTGGCGAGATTCACTCTGTATAATAGGGTCAATGGTTCAATCCATCCCTATTCCTTATTCCTCTATCATCTAGGCGTGGCCTTGCGGTTGTGCGGTAACGGCGACCATTTGACAATTCGGGTCTTGGGATCAGTCGGGAAGTTTAGGCTAAACTTTCCATTTCATACGGTAGGGCATAGCCCTACAAGGTAGATCCAACATGAGACAGACTGAAAAACAGATACGGGAAGCAATCGCTCCCGTAGCAGATGACCTAGCAAAGGCCTGCGCAGAATTCAGGCCTGCACAAGGTGCGGACAGTGTTGCCGAACATCAGTTACGTTTTCTTAGGGTGATAGCAGTTGGCACTCCTGACGTAACCGACGCAACAGGAACGCTTCTCACTTCCGACTCGTTTAATGGTGGGTTCTTCGGACTCACTAAAACGGGACGGGAAAAGGCGGTAGGCATTTTCCAATATGCTTATGACCTGCTCAAGTTGCGCCTAGCAATACGAGGCGTGGCGGGTAAGCGTGGCGAGCAGATGCACCAAGTGATGCAAGGTATAGCGCAAGTGGCTATGCATGGCTCAACGTCTCAAGTGAAAGCCGTAACGGACTCGTTCCGATTCGGCCCGACTGAGGAGGGAAGCCCGACGATCAACAACGTTAAGGCGGTCGTCAGGTCCCAAGTTGACGCTATGATGCATGACGCTCAAGTATCGTTTACAGACTCTAAAGGCGTTGTTCACTCCATAGGAGGATACAACGAGCGAGTGGAGGCGATACAAGCGCAGGAGGAACGGCTTCGCACAATGCGGAAGCCTGTCAACTCCATGCGGAACGGTCTATACAAAGCATTCACCAAGGCCGAACGCTCGTACATCGGTGACGCTAGAGCCAAGTCTAACGACCTGACGGCTCTAGAGGCGATCACGAGTAGCACCGATGAGGATATGATCGCACTGGCTGAAGCATTGGCCGAACGTGGTTACACACTAGCACCGACTAGCTAGACACTCCTGACTGATCCCTAGCCTGAATTGATCCCACACACACGAGCCGATTCTGTCGGCTCTTTTTTTATTGCCGAATCCCTCGGCCCCTCTTTTTTTTATACGCTGACTGGCTATCGATTTGGGGTAGTCAGTCAGTTAGTTAGTCAGTCAGTTAGATAGCAGCTCGCTCCTGGAATCCTCGGGAGCTGTAAGTTTAGCCTAAACTTTGGAGGTGCGTATGCCCGGGCCTATTGGCCTCGACGTGTTCCGTTCACCTAGTACGCACGTAGAACGTGGGGAGTCAATTCGATGCCATGTAGTGCTTCGGGTAATGCCGAAGACAGGCGGGGCAACCCGTCGCACCAAGCGCGTCCCGAGGGTTGTATCACATTGGTGACAATGGTGCAGAGAGGCGGGGGTGCGTCCATTTAGTTAGGCGTAACCCCTAGCCTCTCGTGTTGAGTTAGTCAGTAAGTTAGCCGTTAACTTCAAGCATCATAGCCGAAGATAGCACCCAGTTTGTCCCGCAGTTCGGCTTCAATGTCCTGCGGGGATCGGTTCTCCACGATCACGGTAGTGGACTCATCGAACAGTCCTGCAGACTTGCCAAGCAGTTCCAACGCACGGACCCGGGTGCTTGCAGGGTTATCATCGCTTACCGCCTCAGCTTTTAGGCGTTCAGTTATCCAACTCTTATGGACTTTGGCCTGAGCTTTTTTGCTCGTCCTACGTCCATCGGTCAGTCGCTCAATCTCAGCTGCAACGTGGGGTTTCTGGGCCAGTCGGTGCCCTTCAATCCGTATCGCGTTGTCGCTCATATTCCTAGAATCGTAGGCAGTTCGATATGCGTCGGCCAAACTCTTACCGTCGCTTACCAACTGGACAAATACCGATTGTTTCGGCGTTAGGGTTCTACCCTTATGCGTTTTCGTGTTCATTCAACGTGGAGTGTGTGTATGGCTAGGCACAATATCGTGCCGAAGAAGCTCGCCTTGATCTCTCGTAAAGATTACAACCGAGCAAGGTTCGCAGTCAATTCGGATCTCCAACTCTGCCAAGTACAGGCAGACAAGATCGTCAAGAGATACGCCCGTGTACTGTGGGAACGGTGGGGAGTCAACTGGTCACCGTACTACGATCCCAACGCCGTAGTCAGTCGTAACGCGCGCCGTGAGGGTCAGTTTATCGGCGACTACACGTTGCAGTCAGCCCGTAACGTCAAGGGCTACCACTCGA